TTTTTCTGCAACTCATCCAATCGTTTAATCAGTTCATCTCTTGGCAAGTTCTCTATTGCAGACTCCATCCTAATTGTTGGATCATACAATCCACTTGCCTTACCTCTCAATTGTTCAGCATTAATGGATGCATTAAATTGTTTTTCTTCCTCTGCCCTCTTGCCAAGATCATCAAGTCTAGCAATGTGTTTATCCATATTAACAGAATACTTATTCTGCAATTCTTTTTTTAAATCATAAATGTGTTCAGCAACCAATGGATATTTGTTTGGATCTTGCATCTCATAAGCCATTTTTCTTGCAACACTCTCCCTATATCCAGACTTTCTTGCCGACTCAGATGCTGACTGCAATCCCAACAAAGTTTTAGTACAGAACTCGTGAACAAATCGTAATTGCTTGGGAGTCAATTTCCTGGATTTTCTTCCATCAATAGTCTTTTTCATACAACCTACTTTCAATATTTCAATATCATTTTTCCTTCGTGGTGTTAAGGAAAACAGCCAATCCTTACACTACTAGTGTAAGATCTTACACTTCTAAAAAGACAGTAGTGTAAGTATCAATCCCTTATCACACAACAAGAAACACCAATCCTTACACTTCATACACCAAATTCATCACTAAAATAAAAATAAAAATAATAAGTTGTCAAAAAAGGCTATAGAAGTGTAAGCAAAAGCTTCAGCATTATTGCCAAATCCATTTGTCATTGTTAAATACTTTTTGAATGAGAAAGTTCACGAAGACTTGTACTCGATGCAAGAGAAAAAAACCATATGATTTGTTCGATAGAAAATCCGAAAGCAAGGATGGTCGGAAGTCTTGGTGTAAGTTATGTGTTGCCAAGCATCAAAAGAAAGTTTGGTCACTCTACAAACGAGACAAGGATCACGAAACATTATCAGCAACTCCCCAAAAGTTTCTCAAGAATTGGCTATGCAATGTCAAGCAGTCGGCAAGGCATCCTCTTTCCCCCAAAGTCACACTGAAATATCTGATGGAACTGTGGGACAATCAAAAAGGAAGATGTTCCATTACCAATCTTCCAATGACACACATCAAGGGAAGAGGGAAAGTGGACACCAATGTTTCCGTGGATCGGATTGACTCCGACATCAAGAGATATGAAAAGGGAAATCTCCAATTGGTCTGCTACCGAGTCAATATGATGAAATCCAACATGAAAACGGACAATTTCCTTGATTGGTGTGGAAAAATCTCCCGGAAAACCTAGTTTTCCTGGAGAAACGCCCATAAAACCTCAATTATCATATAATATTACATTTTATAATATAAAGGTCTGATCGTACCACCGACATCCCAAAACCCTCTGTACGATCGAATTTAGGGGTATTTATTTTTACTCGAAACGGCAAAAAACGGAATATTGACTATTTTTCCCTTTATCCCCATTTGGGGGTTGCATATAACATTATATTATATAAGGTAATATCTACATTAACAGAAATATAGAAAATAAATAATGAACAACAAAACGAATAGTCAATTCCAACATAGAATAAGATGGAATACTAATTTAACTTGTTATCGTAATATTGAAAATCGAGATGAACTTAATGAGGTTTTAGAACATCATAAGTTATTATCTTTAGAAGAAATTAGTGTTGGTTTAAGACTTCTTTTTCTTACACCAAAAGCACCAAAAGATAGTAAAAAAGTATTAAGCAATATATTTTTAAAAATTTGTGAGTCTTATTTTGAATATAAAAATTTAGAAAAAGCAAATGAAGATTATAGATTTTGGATTAAAAAATTATTTACTGATAATCAAACTAT